ATGTGGGTGTTCAGCGTGGTAAGCCCCTTGCCGACGCACCTGTAGATCACGGCTCGTTCCGCGTGTTCGATGTAGTCGTATTTCTTCTGATATGCTGGTTCGCGGATGGACGGATAGCGGTTGGCATCAGCCGCTATGATTCCCGAGGATGGGAAGACTATCAAAGCACCATTCTGAGTATTGGTGTCATCGCTCCTTGCCTGTGCATGGATGTATGCCTGACGGAGATAGACGCGATGTATGCCTTCCGTGACGATCTTCATGACCCGCTCATGAACTTCTTCCATTCGATTGCTGACTTGATGTCCCAACCACGGCGACCCAATCCCTGTAGGACGGATTCAAGATACTTCACCTTTTCCTTGAGATAGTTGATCTTGGCTTCAATCCGCAGCAGATCTTTGTCGGAATCCAAGTAGACATCTATGTCTGTGCGGAGGATCTTCAGACCGAAAGGTTGCCATCCCTTTTCGTCCATAGTCTCCTGATCAAGTTTTCCAAGATAGTACTCCCACTTCAACCTGCGGAGTTCCTTCTGCTCAATGAGGTTCTTGTGCAGAATGAGGGACTCGTCGTGGAGAAGATTCAGGTACTTGCCGTGCAGTTGTGGGGTCTTGAGCGATTCAAGGTCGAGATTGAGATCATCGATCTGCATGTCTCGCTCAACCATCTTCTTGAGAGATTCAATGTCCATGATGTAGAACTATACCACCTAAAATCCAAGAGTCAAGATACGGATTTGATTTCCATCGTCTCGTAAACGAACGTGACTGAGGATGTCACGGGGTTGGTATCGGTTTCCGTGACATTGAGTTCAAAGCCGTCCAGAGATACAGGCATGAGTTTCTTGAATGTGAAAAGAATGTTTGGATTCTTCGCACTATTCAGAGAATGGATTGTTCCATCTGAATAATAGTTGTCTGAGTCCCTTATGACTTCGCGAAAGTCCTCGAACGGAACCAATCCTCGCATCCATCGGTATATCTCATGCCAGTTGGAGAAGTTCTCATCGACGCCGAATGTTATCCTGAGTTGATCAAGTTGTATCGATGAACCAGGCACATGGACAGGCAGGAACATGTTCTGAACTGCCACTTCCCCGATGTTTATTCCTGGTATGTTGACTGAAGTACACCAGAAGGTCACATTGGGTATTCGGGTCAGCGTGAACTTGAAGTTCGTGCTGAGAAGCGAGTTTATGCTGTCGGGATTCCTCAATCGTGCATTGAGGTCCAATCCTTGCTCGTTTATGGATGATTTCTTTGCCATATGAAATATGTATCCCTAAAAAAGAAATCGGGGGGATTTCTCCCCCCGACTCTTGGTTTGTTTAGTCAACTATCAGGCGCCAGTCACTGCATTCACACCGTGGAGGTTGTCCACGCGGAAGATGCGGTAGTACTGGTTGGCGCGGTAGTTGCTTGCAACTGCCACGTTCGTGGTGTTGACGAATGGATTGACTGCCATGCCGTAGCGAGTCTTGAAGCCAATCTTCGGCTGGAAGGTGGCATCATTGATTGCACGGACCATCTGTAGTGGGATGTATGGGCAGTAGAAGAGTCCTGCGTCGTATGGCGAGGTTCCCTTGTATCCAACGCACACAAAGTCGCGGGCATTGCTGTTAAGACCCACACCTGAGTAAGGATCAACATAGACCTTCATCTTGCCATTGAGAACACCGACGAAGGTGTTGCCAGTGTCATCAACGTCGAGGTTGACATTGAGTGCAGGGCTGATGTTGAGGAAGCCACCCATTGCAAGGGCAGAAGCAACGTCTGCCGAGCAGATGAGGAAGTTGCCCTTTCCGCGACGGGTATCCTTAGCAATCACGTTGGCTTCACGTTCAATCTGGAACATGAGTCCACGGAACTTCTCAGCCGACCAACGACCGTCTGAGTCGCGGATGAGATCGTAGACACCACCTGGAGCGGCAAAAGCAGTACCACCAAAGTCGTAAGTGCTTCCCTTGTAGAAAAGATCGCTGTGCTGTGCGCCGAGTTTAGCGGTAGCATAGATCGAACGAACGACTTCGCGGTTGATTTCAGCAAGGATTTCCGTGCTGAGGATGTTCGAAAGTTCAGTCTCTGCATCCAATCCGTGGATTGCCTTGAGATCCTGAGCAAGTTCGATGGTATACTCTGCCTTGAGAGCGCGAGTTCTTGCGGTGACAGCAGCACGATCAATCGTGAATGCCATTGTACCGAAATCACCAGCAGTTCCTAGTTCACCAGCACCTTCACCTGCTTCGCGGCTCATGCCTCCGAATGGCGCCCAACCACCAGTGGCGGTTACAGATGAAACAGAAGCAATTCCGTATAGAGGATCTCCGAACAGGCTGAATTCTGGAGTAACGCCAGTTGCTCCAGCACCCTGTGTAATACCAGCGAATTGAGTGTATGCTTCCTTGAACAATGCTTCTGGACCAGCGCGGTTTGTGTAGGTTGACTTCATTGCGAAGATCAAACCGGTGGGCGAGGTCATTGGCTGAACCGAGGCAACATCGTATGCCATTAGGTTTGGCATTGCGCGACGGACAAGCGAGATGAGGATAGGATCATATCCTGCAAGACCAGATGCGGCATTGTATGAAAGTGCATTGCCCGTTACCGAGAGGCTGTTGGCAACCGAAGAATCTTCGCGAAGTGCTTGTTCCTGGTTCTCCAAGAGGATTGCCGTGACTGCACGGCGGTAGTTATCCTTGATGGGCGAGAGGCTGTCATGCTCCATGACTGGCTGCCACTTGCGCTCAAGTTGTTCGACTAGTGTGAAAGTACCCATTTCTATTTCTCCTTGATGTTAACAGGTATTACCTGCTCTTTAGACCTTTGCGTGACAATGCAGTCGTGTAGTGCTGCATGATTGAGTTTATTGGTGCTGCTTCTTCTGCGAGTTCCTGCTCCTCATCACCTGAGTCGAGGACAACCTCTTCGATGAGGTTCTCGGTCATTGGTGCTGGCTTGCGGACCTTGCGCGCATTTCCGAAATATGATTCCTTGAGGACTGAGAGTTTCTCCTCAAACATTTCCTCTGAGTCGAACTCCATGCCCTCTGCAAGAGTGCGGAGTTTCTCGACCTGAGTGTCTGCAAGACCATCGCAGTGTGATTCAAAGATGTCGTCGCAACGGAGTGCTAGGATTTCCTTGCGGAGTTCCATGTTCTCTGCAACGCGCTCGTTGATCTCATCCTTGAGTTCCTCGTTCTCCTCTTCCATGTCGGAGACGAGATCGATCTTTTCCTCTGGAATCTGAACATAGTTCTGTTCGAAGACTGCCTTGATTCCCTCAAGGAAGTTCTCAGCGATCTCGGTCTTGATGCCGCTCTCGGCAACAAGGCGGTTCTCGTTGAGCCATTCCTCGGCAATGTAGGAGATGTAGTCGTTGATTCGACCTGATAGTTCGTCAACGATCTTCTCGGTGTTCTCCTGAATGGTCTGCTCGTAGGCTTCCTCAAGGCGCGAGACGATTGCATCGTAACGCTCGTTGATGGCTGCTTCGAAGACGGCGATTGCCTTGGTCTTGAACTCCTCGGACAAGTCTTCTCCATCGAACATGGCGGCAACATGCTCGCTCATGGTGAAGTCGGTCTTGTCGGGAATCTTTGCCTTGCCACGGAAAGGAACCTTTGAGGCAATCGTTGCCTTGTTGGTGCCAGACTTGTCATCCGTTGGACGGACGATCTTGGTCTTGCCACCTTCGGCATCTTGATCGTAAGTCTCGTCATCGAATGCTACTTCGTACTCCTCGCTGACATCCTCATCGTCCTCAAGTTCCTCATCCTCGTCAATGAGTTCCTCTTCCTCTTCGGGGAGTTCCTCTTCGTCGGATTCATCCTCGAAGTCTAGTTCGTCTTCCTCGTCAACGAATTCATCTTCATCAACTTCTTCCTCGTTGATGCTTGCTTCATCTTCAAGGATTTCTTCTTCTTCGAAAAATTCTTCTGGCTGTGGCATGAGAAATCTCCTTTATCTTCCCATATGTATAAAACTTAAAGTTTGGAAATGAAGTCCTTGAAGACTTCTAATTTTGCCTCGTCCAACTGACGAGAACTTGCCTTCTTTATTACATTCTTGTAGGAAGCGATGTGCTTCTCCTGAAGAATGCCGTTGTTCCATACCCATTCCTTGCCTTCCATGATGCCGTTTACGAAGGCATTTGGGGCTGAGGGATCTGCAACTATGTCAACGGTGGCAAGGCTGAAGTCGTCTTGAACTTCATTGACTCCATTCACTTGCTTTAGCGAACCCATGCCGCGCGAGGAAACGCCGAGGCGAACTCCTTCGTCAATGAGGTTCTTCACGATGTTTCCGTATGGTGTGTCTAGGATCTTTGCCTTTCCATAGACCACAGTTCCGTCCATCTTCATTTCCTTGATGATGTGCGAAACGCGATCAAGGTTCAGCGATGGTCCTTGGGGATGCCCGAGTTCTCCGAGAGAACGGTTTCCCTTTACATAAGTCTCGTTGTACTTCTCCACCTCGCGCTCCATGATGGCAGATGGATAGATTCTTCCGTTCTTGTTGATCTGCTCCGATTCCATGAAGATACCACGGATGAAGTAGTTCTTCTTGCCGCTGCCAGCATCCTCGACTAGGGTTTGAATATTGTCTTCCTTGTGTTCTGTGATCAGCAGCATGGTTTTCTCCTTAGCGGAACATTCCCTTGTTCTTGGTCTTGGCAGCCTGTGCGGGGGTCAGGTTTCCCGACTTGACGGCAGCATTTATGCGTGAGCCGAGGACTTCAGCCTTTGGAGTCTCGCGCTTGCCATCCTTGTCGAAGTCTGCCTTGGCAACTTGCTCAGAAACATCATTGAAGAGTTCTGCTGCCACCTCTTGCTTGAGGCTGTCGAGTTCGTCAGAGACGGCTGTGAAGAACAGGTTGTTTGCTATTTCCTTGGCAGAGACGAAGTCTTCGTCAACGATTGCCCTGATAAGTTCGTTCGTTTTGCTCATTTGTTTCTCCAATGTGGATATTTATTCTTTCTTCTTGCTAGACTTTTCCTTGGGCGGTGGAGCCATCTGTGCTTGCATCTGTGCCTGTTGCATCTGCTGCTGCATCTGTACATCACCTGTCATCTGCTGCGTAGTCACCTGTGTGCTTATCTGCGTGGGCAGGACTCCATCGGGATCAGTCTGCTTCTCACCTTCGATCTCGTTTCCTACATCGGCAATCTCATCGTCCGACATTCGAAGAATACTCTTCTGAATGAATCTCTTGGAGAAGTACTTGCCGAGGTATGGATCTGCCGAGTTCACAAGGTTCAACCTGTTGGTCAGGATCTCGTTCTCCTTGGCTTCGGTGAAGTACGAATCCTTGCGGTAG